TGCACCTGCTCCGGCAGCACCTCCAGCAGCGGCTCCGGCCGCAGCTAAACCGGCAGCACCTGCACCTGCACCTGCTCCGGCAGCACCACCCCCGGCTGCTGCCAAAACAGCAGCACCTGTATCAATACCAAGCAGTGGAGGCACTGCCGCACCTGCCGCACCTACAACAGGAAAAAAAGTAAAAGAAAGTAGCAAAGAAAAACAAGAAAGAATGTCTGGTGCCGCAGGCAAACTGGCCGATGAATTAGAAAAATATGGCATCACAAATGTATTAGCAAAGAGGGCAATTATTCAAACGGCTGCCAAGGAATCGGGGCTAAATCCACAAGCCAAAGAAGACGGAGCATCTGCTTATTTGTCTACGCTGGCCAACAGAGGACTAGATTATATTTACAAAGTTTTCCCTCAACTGAAACCTGGTGGTAGAGTAGCAAAAGAAAAAGGATTTGAAAAAACTGGAGTTCCAGCTGAGGCGTTAAACGAAGCCTGGAGCAAGGGTGACCAGTCATTCTTTGACTATGTTTATGGCGGATTAAGCACAAATAAAAATCCAGGCGATGGTTACAAATATCGTGGACGTGGTTTTATTCAATTAACAGGTAGATCGGTCTACGACAAAGTTGGAAAAGAAGTGGGTAAAGATTTTGTAAACGATCCTGACTCGGTGGCCACAGATTTTAATTCATCTGCCGCTGCTCTAGCAGGCTACATGTTTATGACCCGGGGAGGCAAAGCCAATGCATTGAAAGATCTAAATTCAATGACTGATCCAAACGAGGCTTTGAAATATGCATTACACACTGTTGCTGGATTGGGACATAAAAAATCAGATTTTGATAAAGAAGGTTCAAATTTGCAAGAACAGTTTAAAAAAGCATCAACGTATGGTTCTTTAGCAAATGAAGCAGTGACAGCACAAGAAGGCGGAGTATTTTCGGGTCCCAAATCTGGATATCCTGCCACACTACACGGAGACGAAGCAGTTATACCATTGAACAACAACAGTGGCGACTTTGTAAAGATGTTTGAAGACATAGCAAGTTCTAATAGAGAAATGGTGGGAATGATGCAAGAAATGGTTCGAGCACAAAAAAGTTCAGTTGATGTGCAAACCAAGATATTGAAGTATGCACAATGATCACGGTAAATATTGCCGTATGCAAAAGGAAATAGTAAATGGCTGAATCTTCAGTAGGCAATGGTAGAAATGGTGGCTGGCGCAAGTACTTCAAAGTGGCCGCGGGTGATGCCAACGGTCAACTAAGTCCAATTTCTGGACGTAATCAATCAGGCCTGCCGGGCTACGATCGCCAAAATGGCTACACTGGCAACACCGGAACCGGCAATGATTTTGCATTTCGCAACTATGCCAGTAGACTGCCCGAAGTGTATTCAGGTCACCCCAATCGAGTTGAGCGTTATAATCAGTACGAAAACATGGATCTTGATTCAGAAATCAATGCATGTTTGGACATCATTGCAGAGTTCAGCACACAGAACAACGAAGATAACAACACACCATTTGATATCACATTCAAAGAAACGCCAACAGATCACGAAGTAGAAATTATTAAAAAACAGTTGCAACAATGGACCAAATTGAACAAACTGGACCAGCGCATGTTTAAACTGTTTCGCAACACTGTCAAGTATGGTGATCAGGTGTTTGTGCGTGATCCAGAAACATTTGAAATGTACTGGGTTGACATGGTCAAAGTCAGCCGAGTTATTGTGAACGAAAGCGAAGGCAAGAGACCTGAGCAGTACATCATTCGTGACATCAATCCCAACTTTCAAAATCTCAGCATTGCACAAAAAACTACCAGCGACTACTATGTGAGTCGTAGTACTGGTAGTACAGGACAAACCAACTATTCCAACAGCAACGGCGGCGCTGGAGGCGGCGGCGGCGGCACAGTGGGCAACAGTAGATTTGCACAGGCCATGAACGAAACCTGCGTTGATGCCAAGCATGTGGTGCATTTGAGTTTGAATGAAGGCTTGGATTATTTCTGGCCATTTGGACAGAGTATTTTAGAAAACATCTACAAAGTTTACAAACAAAAAGAACTGCTGGAAGACTCTGTGCTGATCTATCGTGTGAGTCGTGCTCCTGAACGCAGAGTGTTTAAGATTGACGTGGGCAACATGCCCAGTCACATGGCCATGGCCTTTGTAGAACGTGTGAAAAATGAAATGCACCAGCGGCGTATCCCCACTGTGAACGGTGGCGGTGCAAACTTGATGGATGCTGCCTACAACCCACTCAGCATCAACGAAGATTACTTTTTCCCACAAACAGCCGACGGACGTGGTTCTAGTGTAGACACCTTGCCCGGCGGTACCGGACTGGGCGAAATTGACGACTTGAAGTATTTCAACAACAAAATGGCTCGTGGTCTGCGTGTGCCTAGTAGTTATCTGCCCACTGGTCCTGACGACTCAGACCGTGCAATGAACGACGGAAAAGTTGGCACAGCCTTGATACAAGAATATAGATTCAATCAATATTGCGAACGTTTACAGCGTTTAATCATGCAGAAACTTGATGACGAATTCAAGATGTTCATGAAATGGCGCGGTTTTAACATTGATAACAGCATTTTTGATATTGTACTAGGACCGCCACAGAACTTTGCCAGCTATCGCCAAGCTGAAATGGACACCAGCAGAGTCAGCACATTCAGTGCGCTAGAACAGTTGCCCTACATGAGCAAGCGTTTTTTAATGGAACGCTACCTGGGACTGAGTCAAGAAGAGATTGTAGAGAACGAAAAACTCTGGCGTGAAGAACGTGATCAGCCCGAGTTAAACACCACACAAGGACAAGATCTGCGTAGTATTGGTATTACTCCAGCAGGTATGGAAGCAGATATCACCACAGGTGAAGAATTGGCAGCAATGCCTCCAGCTGGTGCTGCTGATCCTGGTGCTATACCTGGTGCACCGGCCGGCCCTGGAACAGCACCCACAGCCGCTCCTCCTCCAGCGGCAGCATAAATACCTGTATGATTTTAAACGAACTTTACCAGCGTGAACCCCAAGGCTACCAAGATGTTGCACAGGACAACAGTCAGCCCCAGAAGAATCAACTGCGTAAAACTCGTTTGACATTACGACAATTGAACAAGCTACGTCAAATGAATGACGTACGAACTTACGAATACAAAGAGAAACTCAAAGACATTCGCAAGCAGTATGCTCCCCCGGCCGTCCCTCCTGGCCTTTGACACTGTCATAAATTAGTCAAAACTGCCAGTTTTGACGCTTAAATATGCTCATATTACTTTTTTTATGTAAGTAATAAACATGAGCCATAACCCTTTGGAGGAAACAATATGACATCAAAATTTGAACAGTTAATTGAATTCGTAATTAACGATGAAGAAGCAAAAGCTAGAGAACTTTTTCATGATATCGTTGTTGAGAAATCACGCGAAATCTACGAAAGTTTAATGGAAGAAGAAGATGCCGAAGACACTCAAGAAGTTGACGAAGGCATGGAAAATGACGGCGACGCTGCCGACGATTTGATCACTGACGTAGAAACTGAAGAAGAAGGCATCAGTGAAGAAGACGACATGGATGCTGAGTTTGACGACGAAGCAGAAGAAGCCGGTGATGATCTTACTAAAGACATCGAAGGTGGCCATGACGAAGGCGACATTGAAGACCGCGTTGTTGACCTAGAAGACAAACTAGACGAACTAATGGCTGAATTTGAAGCCATGATGGGCGGCGAAGACGGCGGCGAAGAAGAACAAGAATTTGACATGGACGCTGGTGGCGACGCTATCGAAATGGACGACACGTCTGAAATTATGCCAGAAATGGGCATGATGGAAGCTGTAAGTTTGACCAAAGTGGCTCCTGCTAAAATGGGCGACGACGGTGCCAACACTAAAAGTGTAGTGCCACAGAACTCAGGTGCAAAAGGCATGCAAGGTTCCCCAGTTCGAATGACTGGTGACACTGCACAAGGCCGTCCTGCTCCATCTGTAAAAGACATGGGCATGACAACCAGTCCCAAGCAAGGTGCCGCACCCAAGCCAGTGACCACACAGGCCGCAGGCGTAAACACTAAATCTCCAGTATAAGAGATTATGGCTCGTTATCTACAAGAACACTTGACATTCTCACAGGCGCAGGTAAAACTGCTAAGTGAGGATGCTCCTGACGGTTCTGGTAAAACCCTTTATATGGAAGGGATTTGCATTGAAGGCGATAAACGCAATGCAAATGATAGAATATACCCTGCTCACGAAATTCGTAAAGCAGTTGGCACTATTAATGAACAACTTAAGAGTGGCAATTCGGTATTGGGAGAAGTGGATCATCCGGATGATCTTAAAATTAACCTAGACCGTGTGAGTCACATGATTGATAAAATGTGGTGCGACGGTGCTATCGGTTATGGAAAATTAAAAATATTACCGACACCAATGGGTCAACTGGTTAAAACCATGCTGGACAGCGGTGTTAGATTAGGTGTTTCAAGTCGTGGATCCGGAAACGTCGACGACAGGACAGGACATGTCAGTGATTTTGAAATAGTCACTGTAGATGTAGTTGCACAACCCAGTGCTCCAAATGCATATCCCACAGCAATCTACGAAGGCCTCATGAACATGAAGTACGGACATAGATTATTGGAAGTGGCACGTGAAGCCGGCGCGGACAACAAGGTACAAAGATATTTGAAAAGTGAAGTAGTAAAGCTGATCAAAGATCTTAAAATAAGGGAGGAATAAGCATGTTAGATGCTATTAAACCGTTACTTGATAGCGACTTGATCACTGAGGAAACTCGTCAAGAGATCAACGAAGCCTGGGAAGCCAAGCTGGTTGAAGCTCGTGAACAGGCTCGTGCAGAACTACGTGAAGAGTTCGCACAACGCTATGAACATGACAAAACAGTGATGGTGGAAGCCCTGGATCGTATGGTAACAGATGGTCTTACTGCAGAGATTCAAGCCGTTGCTGCTGAAAAAGCACAACTGGTAGAAGATCGCGTTCGTTTCCAAAGCAAGATGAATGAAAGTGCCGCAAAGTTCAACAACTTTATGGTTACTAAACTTGCTGAAGAAATTAGCGAACTGCGTAAAGATCGTAAGCAACACAATGAAGGACTAGAAAAACTAGAAGGCTTTATTGTGCATGCATTGGCTCGCGAAATTCAAGAATTCGCTACAGACAAACGTGATGTTGTAGAAACAAAAGTTCGTCTGGTACGTGAAGCACGTGGCCAATTGGAAGCATTGAAAGCACGATTTGTAACAGAATCTGCACAGAAAATGAGCCAAGCTGTTAGCCGTCATCTAAAGGCTGAACTCAGTCAATTACAAGAAGACATCCGAGTTGCTCGTGAGAACAATTTTGGTCGTCGTATCTTTGAAGCATACGCAAGTGAATTTGGTGCTACCCATCTCAATGAGAAAGCGGAAGTACGCAAGTTACATGATACCATTGCACAAAAAGATGCAAAATTGTCTGAAGCCATCAAACTCATTAGGAATGCAAAAGTTCTTAATGAGTCAAAAGAGCGTGAAATACGAATGATCAAAGAGTCCAACCAACGTGCAAACGTTATGGATGAATTGCTAGCCCCTCTTAATCGAGAGAAGCAGGAAGTCATGCGTAATTTACTCGAAAGCGTACAAACTCCACGTTTGAAAAACGCATTTGAAAAGTATCTACCGGCTGTTCTAACCGACCGCTCTGTAAAAGCCTCTAAAGTGATTACAGAATCCGTGTCCACAGTCACCGGCGATAAATCTGCCCGTAGCCAATTTGAAGACGACAGTGCTGAATCTAGCAATGTTATCGACATCAAGCGTTTGGCAGGGTTAAATTAATTTTAAAGGAGACATAAAAATGTCACAACAATTATTAGAAGGTCGCTGGGACGAGACCAAGGAAGCACTACTTGAAGGTCTAAACGGTTCTAAGCGCACAAGTATGAACGTGATTCTTGAGAATACACGCAAGTACTTGAAAGAAAACGCAAGTGCTGGTTCTACAGCATCTGGCAACATCGCTACATTAAACCGTGTGATTCTACCAGTTATCCGTCGTGTAATGCCAACAGTTATTGCTAACGAGTTGGTAGGCGTTCAGCCAATGACAGGTCCAGTTGGTCAGATCCACACTCTACGTGTGCGTTATGCTGGTAACTTGACTGATAACTCAGCAGCCGCTACTTCTGTAACAGCTGGTCAAGAAGCATTGAGTCCATTCACTATTGCTACTGCATACTCTACAGTGGGCAAAGATACAACAAGTACATCGACTTACACAGGCGCTAACACAGCAACGCTTGAAGGTAACGGCGGTAAGCAAATTTCCGTACAGATCTTGAAGCAAGCAGTTGAAGCCAAGACACGTAAGTTGCAAGCTCGTTGGACATTTGAATCTGCACAAGACGCACAAGCCATGCATGGTATTGACGTTGAAGCAGAAATCATGGCAGCACTGGCACAAGAAATTACAGCTGAAATTGACCAAGAAATTCTCTTG